GATCCTCCTGTATTTCTTCCTTTGGGTTTTGGTTTTCCAGTTGCAGATTTCGCCCGACTACTTTTACCTTTTTGTCCTGACCTAACCGTTTCTACTTCAAAATCTATAGCTCCAGCGGCTGGAATTGTTGTAAGTTTTCCAACTGCCGATGCAACATTTTCGTCGGTTCCTCTATTTTTAAATTCATTAGGAGCTACAAATTTAGTAAATAATAAATCAGCATTAGGAGGCTTAGTTGAAAAGTCAATAATATCATCTGTTTTCTCATCAGCGATAGGAGAATCTAAAATATTTCTTGTAAACGCTTCAAAAAATTGACCTTGTATAGAACCAATAGCAGAACTACTAACCAATTGATTCAATGGAAATCTTTTTGCACCACCTCCTGGTAAAAAATTATTAGCAGCATTTTGAACAATATCTGGAAAAGTATCTTGTATGTCCTTTTTAAAAATTTCTCCAGCTTTGTTATCTGATCTAAAAGTGCCAACTGTTGTATTTATTGCTTCAAATTTAGCTCCAGATTGAATTGGAATTTCACTTTTTTTACCAAGAGTTTTTGCTGTTGCTTTAAGATTTTCATTTATTATCTTTTTTGCTGTTACATTAGATTCTTTTAAAACCTTATTTAATGTTGGAGCATTACCACCTTTAAGATTGCTAGGAGCTTCCTTTAAAAATGTAACTCCAGCAGGAGTATCTAATGTTCCACCAACAATTTTAAGTCCACCTTTAGTGAACTTCTGAACCTGCTTTTTAGGAACAACAAATTCGCCACCTTCAAGCTCCGCTATAACACCGCCTTGGGCATGTCCTGGGCCATTTACAAATCCACCCTTTTCAAACTTTGGTATAGAACCACCCAAAGCCCTTCTTCTTGCGCCTCTTCCTGAACCTACGGACCCTACACCTCCTCCTGTGAGTCTGGCCCTACCAATAACTGAGGTTAAAGCCTTTACGCTAGAATCTAAAGTTTTTACGGAAGTATTTAAAGTAGTTGATGAGGATGTATTTTTACCTACAGAAGTAGTATTACTACCAACAGCATTTGTATTTGCTGTCAATGCAGTCTGCAAAGGTTTCAGATTAAGTTGACCTCCACCTCCACCTCCACCTTGACCTGTAAGAGCGCCAGAGATACCTTTACCTACACCTCCTGCTCCACCACCCTTTTTAATACCTCCAACAAAACCTTTAGCAAATTCTAATGCTGCTCCACCAATTTTAATTGTAGCAAAAGTAGTTAATAAAGGAATAACTGGTTTTAAAGCATCTGCTAAAGTAATAAAAGCATTTGCTGTACTAAGAGCAAAAGAAGCTAGTCTTTGAAAAGTAGTAGACTGAGAAATATCTTTAATTAAGGTTTGGAACCTTGCTTGTAACTGTTGAAATTGAACTGATAAAGTCTGTGTAGCAATAGCAACATCTTTTGAAATACTATCAGTACCTTTTAAAGCAACATTGTATGCTTCTTGAGCTTTCTCAAAATTTTGAAGAACAGGCAAAAGTTTTCCAATTTGGCGTATACCGCCCAATTCTTCTACTATTCTACCTAAAGTAATTGTATCTCCTCTTGCCTGAATATCTTTCAAGCCTTCCGATATTCTCCTAAAGCCTTCAAAGAAACCTACAAATTGACCTTGAGCATTAGTAAGCTCTATATTAAAATTCTTTAGAAAATCAATAGTTCCTTTTCTTTGGATTCTAGCAAAGATGGTTCTCAAACCAGTAGCAATAGTATCTGCACTTTCTCTAGTTGTAGATCTAACAGCAGTAAAAAGACCAACAAGTTCAGACAAAGCTTTTTCTGGTTCTGCGATATCTCCAGCAGCAGTAGCAAAAACACCACCAGCACGACGAATAACAGAAATCAAATCCTCAGACTCAACAGCAAACCTTTTAGAAACAGCATTAAGAGAACCAAGAACAGCCTCAGTTCTATCAGCACCAATATTAAACTGGTTTAAGGCAGCAATAACACCCTCTGTAGTGTCTTTTATATCGCCAAATGTTGGAGCTAAACTAGCTCTACTAATAGCAGTTAGAGACTTTCTTACTTGATCAATTGACTGACCTGTTTGAGCTAATGTAACAGAAGTCCTTGCTAATTCATTTGAATTTAAACCTAAAGTTCCCGCTAAACCATCAATAGTTGACTCTAAGCCTTTGATTTGTTTAGCCGATGCTCCAGTAACCTGAACAACCCTGGATAACTGTCTTTCAAATTCAATTGATTCTTTAACGCCTTCTTTTACTGCTCTAACAAATCCAAATACCGCACCTGTAGCAATAGTAAAAGCAGAAAACCTACGAATAGCTAATGCTGCATCCCTACCAAAATTTTCTATCTCTCCTCTAGATTGAGCGGCAGATTTAGTGATATTACTAAAAGAATTAGAAAGGTTTTTATTCTTATTACTTAAATTAGTAGTACTAGCAGAGGCTGAATTTGCAGCTTTAGAAAGACTAGATATTTGCTTATTAGCAGTCGTTGCGCTTGAAGCAACTTGCTTTAATATAGAATTTGTTGTTTTTAGCTGTTTATTTAAGTTAGATAAATTTGTATTTGCAGCTTTACTTAAATCAACTTTTACATTTGTTGTTATTCCAGATAATTGTTTTTTTATATTACTTCTTACGGTCTTTATATTTTTAGGACCGCTTAGAACAACCTGTGCATTTATATTAAAAGCCATTTTATATTACCTCATAAGCAAAAAGCGACCCATCTTGATTAATAATCAAAAAAGATCGCTTACCCAAAGTTAACTTCTCCTAAACTACTTCCTCTTTTTTAGGAGATGTTTTTTTTCGTCGTGCCGTTGTTTTTTTTACAGTTTTATCTTCTTCTAATCCAACAGGATTACCTTCATCATCTAGGAATGGAGAAAATTCAACTTTAAAGTTGCCATCATCATCTAGTTGTCTACCATTTATATCAACATAAATAAAATCTTTATCATTCAACCATTCAATAAGATTTCCATTTTCATCAATATGTTTACCTTCTTGATCGACCAATCTACCTTCTTTATCAACTAGTTGATATTTTTCATTTACAAAATTAAATTGTTTTAAAAATTTATTTTCAGGTAATTTATCATCAACTTGATCTGTCTCAGAAATCAGATAAAAGAATTCCGATGCTCCAACCAAACCAACCAAATCTTCTTGATTTAAAAGATAGTCATTTAAGCCATTCTTAAAATACTTTTCTCCACTATCTGAATACACCAAACAATTAGCAAAAAGATAATTAAATCTCATTGCATCTGCTCGTCCTTCACAAGTGTTTGAGTCCAAATCTGTTCTAGAAGATAGTAGCTCTACCATTTCTTCTCGTTTTTGTTTCATTTCCAATGCTAATTGCTTTGCTTCTGAAAGCTTTATACCACCAGCAGCCAATTTATATTCTCTATCTACTATCTCTACCCTAAGCCTTTGATAATTAGCTTCTCTTTCATCACTCCAAAGCTCTCTTTTGCGAAGCTCTTCTTCAAGCTGATCTCTTAGTAAAGAACCAGCCTCAAGCTCTTGATTAAAAGTTTCCCTTCTAATCTTATTTGCTCCTGTTAAAATTTGAATATTAGGTCTTATTACAGAATACTTAACACCATCAACTTCAAAATCTCTTTTTTCTTTTTTCTTTTCAATCTTAGAACTCATACTTATCCCCTATTATTCCTCAGAATTAAAATTAATTAAATTAGTAACATACTTGTTCCAATGAACATCGTATTGGTTTAACTCGCTTTGACAAGCTCTCAAATTAGAATGACCAGAATCTAATATAGAAATTCTTGTCTTTTTCCAAATCTTTCTGAACTCTTTTTGCTGATCTGTTAAATCCGCATAAGGAATTCCATGACCCCACAAAAAACCAAAATTCTCTTCAAATTTAGCTAAAGAACCAATAATTGTTGTATTAAATTTTTTATCTAAATTATTTGAAAATCTTTTTTTTGAAAAATCTTTATACTCTTTATCATTCATAACTATCCTTTAAATCTATTAGCCATTTTTTGCATAGCCTGATTTCTTAAATCCATTTTTACATCTGCAAACTTTTCTTCTGAAACTACTCCTTGTTTTTCAATCTGATTTCTTCTTTGCTTTAATTTCATCTTAGCATTCAAATCATTTAATTCGCTAACCCTTTTAGCCTCATCTCTGCTAGGACTCATAACAAAAACATCCCCAGCACCAGAATTTGATCCTTTTTTGTTGAGTAGATCATCAACTTCTTTTTGCTTTCTTTCTAACTCATTCTTTTTCTTTTGAAATGAAAACCATCCGTCTAGCATCAAATCATCTTCTATAACTTCATCAGAGGGTCTATCCTGGCTTTCATATACATTATCATACATCTTAGAATATAAAATCATATTCTTTTGATCTAATGTTAATTCTAAAGAAGGTTTAGAAAAAATATCACTTTTACTTATTAGCCATAATGATCTAAATGGCTCAGACCTAGCTATTTCCCTATACTCCTCAGAAGATATAACATTCATTTGAATAAAGGTTGTAAATTTATTTAAAATAGTTGAATCGCTTTGCCAAAAATTATTATAGTTGTAAACCTTTTGATTATCTAAAGTATGAATACAATTAGCAATTAAAAATTCATCCCTTATAGTTTCAGAAAAATTTTCTAAAGTCATATAATCAAGTGAATGTTTTGCCATTAATAGCTTATTAATATTTTTTTGAACAATTGATATTTTTTTTCTAATCTGCTTCTGTTCTTTATTATTATATAGAGATTTATACAAAGCTATTTTTAATTCGTCAATAAATTTGTTATTATCTTCTAATTTTTTTTCATCAGAAGGAATCCAAATATTCTTTTTTTGCAGAAAATAAGATGCTTGACTTTTATTTATTAATTGGTCAAACTTTGTATTGTATAACATTTCTTGATATACAAATTCAGATAATGCCTTGATTTCATTATCAGGAGGCAATAATTTATAGAGGTTTCCTTCTACTGATTGAAATATTATTCCAGTAGATATTCTATTTATTAATGAAAATTTCTTTTGTTGGTCCATATCCTATTTCCTAAAATAAAAAGGGAAAGGAGACAACCTCCCTCCCCTCTTAATTTATTTATCTCAAACATCAGTTATTTATTAAGTCAAATAATTACTACGTTTCGACCAAATATCTTGACCTGATGTGTTAAAATTATCGCCAGAATGAAGAACAGTAAAGTCATTGAATGTCTGATATTCATACGTTACTGTAACATTTCCACCACCAGCATCACCTCCACCATAACTGACAGAAGATAATTTATTTTTTTCTCCAAGATAAATTCTAGTGCCTTCGCAAGTTGCCAATCTAATTTTTTGATCGCTCAAGTTAGATGGTGTTTCACATGCAACGTCTGCATTACAATTGTCTAAAGCATTAACCAAGTCACCAGAAACAGAAATAACATCAATAGAACATGTGACTTCAACAGGGAAAGTAACTGTTCTAGCATAAGGGCTTCTGGAACCTAATTCAAACAAGTCTTCTCTAGAAAAGTCTGTACTAACTGAAACGTTAGAAATATGAGCAATACTTCTATTTAAGAAACCAGATCCTTGAACGCCAGGAATATCAGTTGGAAGAATACCATAATCTCCACCTCCTGCTGAACTGGCCTGCTGATTACTAATGGCCCAAATCATATTTTCTCTTTGGTTTACACCGCCAGAACCAATCGGGGCGTCTGCATTATCTTGAAAACTAGGAGCGCCAGTTGGACTTCCAGTTGCCCACGGAGCTTCGCATTCTGAAGCACCAGTAACATAAGTACTCCAGACTTTATTAAATCCAGCAAGACTAAGATCTTCTGTAAAGTTACCTTCACTTGGGAATGTATAACTAACAGAAGAAACGGTCAAGCCTGACATTTCACAAAATGTGGAAGGAAGACCCGATACAGCTTCTTGTGTTTCAGGCCAAATGCCCAAACTCATGACAGTTTCACCAACTGCCCTTTGAACCAATTGTGGCTTTTCAATGGTAGTACCAGCAGCATTAGTAGCTGTAGCCAAACAATATAAAAGCGGATATCCATCTAAAACTTTATTTAGAGTAACTTCAACATTTGGAATACCTTCAATATTTTCATAAATCGCAAGTTGACCAAGCTCAAAAGCTTGTTCAAGATTAAATGTTGTTGTAATAGCAACACTTTGAACCCCATGCGCTTCACGATATACAGTGGTTCCAGGCTTACGAAAAGCAACCTGTTGCATAGGGTAATAAATTCTATTATTATTAGCCATTATTTATCTCCTAGTTATCTTATCTTTAATAGGTAGGAATTGTATTTTTTTATTTACCTTAAATTAAATACACCAATTTAAAAAAATCAAGCCATAACAATCTCAAAAGTAGCCCTAACTGTTGCTCTATGCAGCCTGCTATTAGGACTTTCCATTTCAGTTACAGCCATATTAAAAAATCTAGCCATTTTATATCTGTAATTATCAACTAAATAAGGATACATTAATGGACTAGAAACTTTCATGCCTCTATGATCTAAAGGATATCCAGTAGCACTAGCAACTTGATTATTATCATAAAGCCATATACTTCTATCTTTTTCTAGAGAAATTATATCAACCAATTGATTTCTCCACCATCTTGATTCAGATAGTATATGAAATAAAACATCTGTGTATACAAAATTACTCACAGTGCCTAATTCATAAGGCTTAAACGACCTTCTAGAAGTTGCTTCTAAAACAACCGCTGGAAGTTGAACTCTATGATTAGATAATATTTGCCAATTTCCTGATCCAACATCATATAAAGTAGAATCGTCAACCCTATAAGATCCGTATTGAATTTCATCCCACCACGGAGCTTGATCCGCTATATATGTTTGAACATTTCGATACGAATATTCTAATTGAACATTACTATTTACTGGTATAGCAGAATCGAAAACAACCCTTCCTAATGGATAATTATAATGATGTCCATATGTAGCATCTCCAGTACCGTAAAAAATACCATTAACATTTACGCCAGAAATATTTGTTGGTTGAGTGTCATAATAAACACCAGTTTCCCAAACCCAATCTTTTCTTGGACTTTCCCAAACTTGACCGTCTATATATGAAGGATCGTCAACTAGCCTAAGTTTATCAAAAGTTCCACCAAAAGCACCAGAAGTTGGAATATTTACATTTGAAAATGAACCAACGCCTAATAATCCCCAATCTAAATAGCTTTTTAAGTTAGTCTCAATTTGAGATGTTAATAAGCTAGTACCTATATTGGTAACATGCTTATTAAGTCTTTTATTAAATCCACAAACAGCCATTATTTTAAACCTTTGGTAATCTCTTGCCTTACGGTAATATCTATATCATCCTGTATTGAAGATAACGAACGTGTAACAAAATTGTCAGTGGCAGTTCCAGCAAATTCTACCGGAACTGACCAACCGCCAATTTTTTTCACCATTATACCCCTACCAGTTCTACCTCTCGGTCCTGCTTCAAAATCATATTCAGTAACTATTATTGAAGTGCCTTCAAGAAGCAACCAACGTAGCCATTCAATAACACCACCTCCACGTTTAGAAGAATAAACATAAGAAGCTTCTGGTAATGTTAAAACATCAGAATAATCTGAGTTTATTATCTTTATAACAATATTTCCAAATCCTTTATTCTTTTTGTATTCAACTTTTACGCTTTCTACAAATTTACTTATTATTGCATCAATAGAACTGGAAGAAACAATTCCAAGCTCGCCTTTTAAATCACCACTTTTAATAGAGCTATATTCTGGCGAAGATTCTATTAAGTTTTTAACAATTATCTTTAATCTTTTTTCTATATTAGAAACAACCCCATTAATATTTTTCAATATAATATTTGTTATTTCTTTTTTAATATTTTTATCAAATTCTGAATCAAAATTTGGCAATTCAATTTTTGCCTGTATACTCATTACCCTGACCTTTTCCAAATACATTCAACAAATGTAGTATTTCCTAAGCCGCACGGTTTTGGCATAGAGGCTCTTTCAAATCTATGTCTTGTATATTCTTCTATATCACTTGCTACAATTATTTCTTTAGCTCTAACTAACTTAGGAGTATTTGTTGCAAAAGTAATAGTTTGAATCATGTCGTCAGTACCATCATTTACAGTACCAAAATTTACAAATTCTTTTACATTCCAAATTATCATTAAATTTATATCTTCCGAAGTTTCAACTGGTTTTTTACCATTCCCATTACACATTGGACATATACTTCCAAAAGGAAATGGAATAGGACCACCATCTTGAAATCTATTAGAAGATTTTTGCCCAATAGGATCATACACACAATTTACACAATCTTCATACTTGGTAACACCATAGTATAAAGTACATGGCAGTGTGCAAGAATCGTCATATAGCAATGCAGAAATAGCATTATTAAATAGATTCTTAAAATCGCTATTGATTATTCCTGAAAAAGCATTCATATTTAACTTCCACAAACATCACCGCAACCAGTAAATCTAATATCATATTTATCGTTTATAGTACCAGTTGTTGGTAAATTTGTAACATAAGTATCAATTGTATAATTAGATGTAATGCCGGAAGCAGCAGAAGCGCCCCTTGGTGAATTTACAACGATAGTACCTTCTTTATGTTCAGTACCTGAGCCTTTAGGCTGATATATAATAGTCATTTTTTACTCCAAAATTTTATTATCTACTTCTATGTGGGTTCTGTGTATCTAATTGTCCGAAACCACCATCATTCATAGGAGGATAAAAATCATTAGATACAAACGGAGACATAACTGCTCTAATAATTTTTCTTCCTTCATAACTAAAGTTATATTCATTTTTCAAATCTTCATAAGTTTTACACGGACCTTCTGTTAAAAGGTCTTTTAAATATTGACCATAACTACTAGTCTGCAACACAGCAGGACCACACCTAGCGGTAACGCCCTGTAGCAATGCAGCGTTTCTAAAATTGCCTTCATCAGCAATACAGGCCGCTCGTAAAACCATAAAGTTAATAAATTCTGTTCCATCATCTTGATTAATAGGATCAGGAGAAATTGTATTTTGCTCAACATCTACTACATAATTACTATTAAAATTTATATCAATAGGAAGAAAATAAGCAGAAGTTATTAATAACTGCTCAAGCCTTGAGTTTGAATATTTTGTTTCACCGCATCCTACATCATTCAACATAGTGCGTAACATAATCAAACTAGTATTTTGCCAACTTGCCATGTTTTTACCTGTCTGTTACTTTTAAAATACCGTCACCTTCTAATATTTGACCATCAGAAGTAGTTACTAAAATTTCTATTCTATACTTTAAACCGGAAGTTCCTTGCTGAATCCATACTTGAACTCGGCTATCTGTTGCAAACCCATCAACAATAGCAGGAACAGTTATAAGTAAATCTGAAGTATCTCCATTAATTGTTTCAGAATTAATTGAATTAATAGTTGAGATAGTTTCACTTGAGCCTAGCAAGCTCGAAAACTCCATAGCAAACCTTCTCTTTTCAGCAGGCTGCTTGCAAAGTTCTTGACTAGCGGTAACACTCATTTAAATACTCCAAATTAATTTAAATTATTTATCTTCTCTAACCCAAAGTACACCAAAATTTTCAATATTCCAAATAATTTGTCTTTCGCTCATCCCCCATAATATACCCCTCTTATTCAAGCTCCAAATAGAGTCACCATCAATATCTCTAAATACTTCAACAGGTATATCATTATTAGATATTATTTGTGATATAACTTCAATAGGTATGTTTTTATCAGTTGTTATTAAAACTACATCTGATTGTATTTCTACAGGAATATTATTTGCCTCTAATATAGAAGCAATATTTTCAATAGGTATTTCTGGCGAAATTACTACAGACGCAAAAGAAATATTTTCTATAGGTATCTTGTAATCAAGTAAAACAGACGCAATAGAATCAACTCTTAACCCAATAAAATTTTTTTCAACTGTTAAAGGAGTAGGCATTATGTAGTACCTCCTGCTATTTGCAACTGATAAAAACTATCTTGTGCAGAATCGCCTGCATTTAGATCAAATTTTAACCAAACTCCTTGAGCATCCAAAGGAGATATATTAGTATTTGAAACACCACTAATACCGCTACCATAAGAAGTTACGCCTGTTGGGGCGGTTAGCCTATTAGCAACTGACTCATTATAATTTTGACCTTTTTCCAATCCAAATTGAATTTTTGAATATAAACCAGACGAAATTTCTTGAACTGTAGCATCAAGTAGAGCATTGGTTGTGTTATTATTCTTAATAAATACCTTCTCATATAATACTTTATCTGCACCACCATTAGGATTAGCAGTTGCATTATAAAATGGTCTTGTAAATCCACTTTCATTCTGATATATTGATCCTAAAGATATATTTCCACTTACAGATATATTTCCACTAGCTATTTGATCTACAGAACAAGATATTATTCTTTCAAAATTTTGAGTTCCTGCAACGGGCGTTATACCATTTAATTGAAATGTATCACTAGTAATGATGCCAACAACATCTCTGCCTACTACAGTTATATTACCAGTATCTAATGCGTTATCACTTACGGCATTTATTACGCCAGTATTTGTAACATCTTGAAATACAACTCTTATACCACTATTTATTACGCCTCCAGCAACTGAAGAATCATCTTGAGGCATGTTTTGGCTTGAATAAATAACAATATCTGATGGTACTATACTCATATTTTTACCTTTAACATTTTATATTCCATACTGAATCTCTAACATTAAGAATCCAATCAAAAGTTTTTATATTTGGATTTATTTCTCCTTGAGTATCTATAGGAATTTTCCTATTAAACACTATTAACAGTGTTCCTATAAGTTCAATAGTAGATATCGGATCGCTTGATATAGGTTGAAATCCAAGCATTTTATACCTCTAATTAAAAATCAAGGAAAAAAGCAATTAACGCATTTGATATATTACTTAAAGTTGTTGTAAATTGGTGAGCGCCAATATCCCAAGCAACATCTATCGAGTCCCTGTCAAATCCGTTTATATCTATATTTACACCAGTTGGCGTTGTTCCTAAGTCAACTCCCGCACCGATGGCATCTGCACCAGCTTTAAGATGGAGATCCTCGGAACCGCCAACGATGGAGACGAATTGATTGGTAGAGGTTTTGTTTGTTAATACGGAGGTTCCTGACGCAGAAGAATCAGACGACAAACTGTAATCACTAGTTCCAGTAAAATCCGCTCCGGTCGCTGTGCCGTCTGTCCCAGAATCTACAGATATATTATTTGAGGCAGTTATAGAAGCAAAACTCATACCATAAAAAAATCCAGAAGTGTGTGAGACTCCACTTTTTACAAGATAACATGTATTATTGTGCCAATTCTCTGTACTAGATCCAGATTTAAATCCATTTCCACCGCCGCCAGAAAGAGTATTAATGCAATCATAAAGAATATTATTTAAGCAATAACTACTACCTCTATTTAATAAAAATCCATTAAAACTAGAAGCCCCGCTTTGACCGTGAGCAATTAAATTTTTTAATCTAGATGATGTAACCGAATCCGTCTCCCCTCTACACATTCCTGTAGCATTAAAGCCATTAGCGTCAATTTCAAGCCAAGAAATTTCTGTTTGTGTAGATCCAGTATTATTTATAATATATGAACTGTTTGCGGTTCTTACTATTCTTACTCCATTACCAGCGGTTCCATCGTGTTTTTCTCCATTTGCGACCGTTAGGGTGCAAGAATTTAAACCAACAGTGCTTCCACCATCTATAGTAACAGATTCATCAAAAGTGCTATCATTATAACATTCTCCTACGGCATCGTCACCGCTTTGATAACCCGCAGAGTCTAGGTCTGCTTCCCAAAGAGTCATCGTAGAATAATCGCGAGAAGACGTACCAATGGTTTTTCCAACTGTTCCAGCAGCTTGATCCGCACCTATATCCCACGTTGTTCCGCGAGCATCGCGATCAACTCCGTCTATATCGTACTGAACTCCGTCTGGGGTTGTTCCCAAATCTACTCCCGCACCGATAGCGTCTGATCCTGATTTGAGATGGAGATCTTCTGAGCCAGATACAATGGAAACAAATTGATCTGCGGTAACAGAATTTGTGACAGAACTAGCGCCGGGAGCGCTAGTGTCGGATGATAGGTTGTGAGAGTAATCTGCATTCACGGTGGTCGTTGAGGCGAAGCATTGTTTTGTACCGCTTGACGTTCCTCCAACGCCCATGCCAATACAGTTTTTCATCGTTTTACTAAGATCGTCATCCAATCCAGAATAACATAACGCAGACCCAGAACCATTATCGTTGATTATATTATAAACGGTGCAATTAAGAATATTATAATCATAACCAAAAACGGAACAAGATACTCCCAAGGCTCCCGCACTAAAACCGTTTGAACATCTTATGTCATATATAATACAATTTAAAATATCGCCATCTTTGTCACCCGTTTTGATTCCAGAACAGGTACTACCTGAGTTCTGAGCATCATGAACAATTAATTGAGATACCGTTGCGTTGCCAGGATTTCCAAACCCTGCAACACTCACAACGAAGGAAGCACCACTATTTCCATTATAATCATATTCAATCCATTCTATTCTTCTCTGAATCGTGTTGTTCCCGCTGACGGATGCTGTGTATGCTCCCAGAACCCTCACCCCCGTTCCAGCAGTCCCATTATGCCTCTCTGTACTAGCTGCTGTTAAAGCAACAGAAGTAAGACCTACTGTACTACCTCCGCTAACAGTAATAGTCTCCGTAAAATCTGAATCATTATAACACTCGCCCACGGCATCGTCGCCAGAAACATACACCAAAGTGTTGTCTAGGTCTGCTTCCCATGCAGTCATTGTAGAATAATCTCTACTGGAAGTTCCAATAGATTTGGTTACTGTTGTTGCCGCTCTTTTTGGGGTTACGGAAT